AGAGCCAGATTGTAATGGAAGAAGAATCCCGTAAGCTGCACCAGCAACAAGACCATCTAAAGAGCGGTCAACTAATTCTCTAGTGAATGATTCTCCCAACCAGTAAGTCTTTCTAGAAGAAGCAGCAATTGTGTCTTCGTTTACTAACTGAGGGTTTGTGTTAAATGCGCTTCGGATGTATTGTGAGTGATTTCTATCAAAATTAAAAGGAATGTCGTTACGACCAACTCGGTTATTGTCTTCGTCATAGACTGCAAGCTTAAATCCACAGTTGTTACCTGTAGACTTGATGAACTCACCTGCTCTTCGGATTGTTGTTGAACCAGAAGTAGATGTTCCAACAAGACTTAAGTATCCACGATCAGCGTAAAATACTGCAGCCAATGATCCAGTTGTCATTGCAGTAGAGGAACCAGAAGCAATTACAAAAAGTCCGTATGCTGTACCGTTGTTTGCAACAACTGAACTAAGAGTTCCTGAAACTTCCCAACCTGCTTTACCGATTGTGTTGTTTGAAGGTGTAGCAGCTTGCTCTCCAGCAAGTCTAACGATGGTCACTGGTGACTCTTCAGATGCTAACCATGCTTGGGCAGCATAAGAAGCATAGGTAGGACCAGTTGTGTTTCCATCACGCCACATGTCACCTTGTACACCACTTCCGCCTGGAACGGGCGCACCAAATACTGTAATAAAGTCATCCAGCGTACGTACTTTAACGGGCTTGTTAGCAGGTCCTTTTCTAGTACGACCAATAATAATTGGTCCTTCTGCTTCTACCTCAGCTGGGATGAAACTTTGGTCGATCTCACGGATTTCAACTCCGGGTGATAGAAAATCAAATTTTTTAGCCATCGACAAATCTCCTTAAATAAAATTTTATTTCTTATTAAATAGTGGCGCTAAATTTCAAAGTCACTTTAAAATTCTCTAGATGTATCTCTTTCCCATGGCTTTTCTTCTCCAACGATAACACGTTCGCGAGATACCTTCACATCCACTATGCTTTCTTTCTTAATGATCTGGGGCGCTTCTTCGTTTTCCCCATCGCCTAAAAGGTAACCGAGTACCCTAAGCTCTATTGTTGTTTTAAATTTTCTTTCTTCTTCTCCAAGGTTTGAAGAATTATTCTCTTGACCCATGCTTCCTTCGATAAACGTTTCGTATCTGTGCCCATCATAGTTCGCAAAGATAGCGTTAAGCTGTCCGGTTTTTGTTGCGAAAGGTGTAACAAGGTCATTCATTTGTTGTTGGTATTCTGTTCTCAAAATGATTGTGTATCCAACCTTAACCCACACAGGAATTGGCATGTACAGTTCTTCGTATACAACTTTTGGGTTTTCAATTGGAAAGTGATGTTGTTTTGATTTTTTGTTCGAGATTGTAGAAGAAAACTTTCTTGTTGATCTTTGCATGATTCTTTTAGCAACGGGTCTCGGGTGTTTTGTATAGTCTCCTTGTCCTGTTGTTGGCCAATCATGCGCTTGGTACCCACCTTTAAACGCCATGTCTTTCTCGAACGATTTTCTTTCGATTGTAATCAAAGGAAGTTTTAGTTTTCCGACGGAATCTCTGATTTCTTTCTCTTTTATATGATACGCACGCTCCGGAGAGATCCAAAGCACAGGCACTTTCTTGAATCCATCGTTAGTTCTTGTGTGTAAATCGAATTTGTTCTCGATTAAATCATAAATCGCAAGATCTATGGTCTCAATTGTTGATGGTTTTAATGGAATTATCTTATTGGCCATTGAATACACCGTCTCTTGCTCTAATACATTCAGCAGTTACTTCGAATCTGCTTTCGATTTGTCCAAATAACTGTTTTGGTTCGTTAATCTTGACTATCTCATAGTAAATACTGCCATAACGTACAAAATCGCCTTCTCGTACAAACAAATTCTGGTCTTCGGTCAACCTTCTCTTGTGAAAATTAACTTTTAGCCCCGTTGTCTTATCGATACCGACTCCTTCCATAAATTCTGTCTCAACTCCGTTGTATTCAACAAGGGCATAGACGCGAATTGGGTGTAAAAAGTTCTTTTCGATTGCTTCTCCGTATAACGGATGGAAGTTTGTTGTCTCAACATCGATTGGAAAGTATAAAATCTGCTGTCCAACCACTCTTTCGATGATTTCGTCGTTAACTTGCTTAACAAGATTCTTTTCTTTCTCTCCAAGAAACATCGGAGAGGGAGGTTGCGTTGGTCTTTCCCATTCTGACATTCAGTTACCCCACAAAAATCTTTAATGGCGTCTTTCCAACAATTGCATCTGTATTGTCGATCAACGCTTTGTCTGCTTCTGCAAGTTTTATGTATAACATTTCGTCAAGTTGCTTATTGAGTTCTTCTCGCAGTGCTTGTTGCTCTGCAGAGGCTTGTCCTAAGAGGTCTGAGGCGTTCAAAGAGACGTTGTCACCAGGAATAGGTACATTACCTCCAAACTTTCCTCTAACCTGCCCTAGAGTCTCTTTTGAGAGCGCTAAAGCAAAGCGTCGGATCCACTGTTGCCCAATAGAATTAATCTTATCAAAAGGAATGTTCTCCATTGGCATGGTATTCATGTTGTTCACGCCATTCACACCAGAATCATACGAACCAGTTGCAAATGCTCCTCCATCGTTTTCCACTGTAAATCTGAACCAGAACTTTTCTGGAGACACAGAGTCGGGAGTCGGATAGATTCTGAGTTTATTGTCGTTTATCTCGTATGAGTAGTGCGATGTTCTTGTGTAAAGGTGGTCTTCGTATGCAACAGCTTGCGCTTTATTTTGCCAAGCAGGAATAACATTGAATGTTGAGTCATCGGCATATTGTCCGTAGTTATGAAAATCGCCAACAACATTAAGTCCGCCATAATAACCATAGAACCTCCACATTTGTCTTGGTGACACATAATAAACTTGTCTGATTTTAATTCTCTTGTTGCCCATTCCATCGTATGGCGCACCTGTTTGAGAAGCCGAGACCAACTGCTGAAGATCATAGTCTTGCTGATTGGCAACTCTATCGATAGAGGCTGAGAAAAGCGTCTCTGTTCCTCCAACTGTTGCTTCTGTTGAGAACTTGTCTGCAATTCTAAAAGCATAATCAAATTGAAACTTTGGATATTTAAGAGAGACATCATCTGTACCAGACACTGTACCCTTGTGATCAAAAGACCCTGTAGGGCCGCCTAGGGCACTCCCTAAAGAGTTTCTAGCTTGATGGAGGTTCACTATGTAGGAATACTCTAAACAAGCCTCCTCGTAGTGATTATAGACGTTCTTGGCCGTCAATTCAATGTCAAGTATGTCTCCACCTAATCTCTTATAGGTGTAAGCGACCTGAGCTTTTGCTCCGGACACAAAAGTTTCCGTTGTATAAAAAGCAACAGCGAGTGAGCCTGTGACAACTGCAGAAGAGTCACTTGATGTTTCTGGTAAAGCAATCGCTGATGTTGTAGAAGTTGGTGTTAAATCGGGAAAAGCCATTTCATATCCTCCGTCTTCATAATTAGTCTGAGTAAAGAGAAAACCCCGACGGTGAGGTCGGGGCTAAATTTAACAAAGACTAACTCAATCTTCTGAGGCTTTTTTCTTTGGCGCTGCTTTCTTTTTAGGAGCAGCTTTCTTTTTAGGTGCTGCCTTCTTTTTTGTTTCTTCAGCAACCTTTTCCTCTGCCAAAGCTTTCGCTCCAGCTCTACGCTTTGCAGCCATTCTTCTTCTACCAGACATAAAAAATCTCCTAAATTTTACTTTAAATAGTAAGTTAAAAACAAAAAAGCCACTAACAAAAGTGGCTTTTAAGTATGCGGTGTTAACGCTAGCGTTAACATGTTAACGCTTAGATGTCAGACGGAGCAACAAAGCCTGTAAAACGAAGCAACAACTTACCAGATGTAATGTCGCGACCACTGTCAATACCGCCAGTAAATGCACCGACAGAAATACCAGATGCGCTTTGTGGATCGTCAACTAAAAAATTGTCATGCTCACCGGTTGTGGTAACAGAGTCATGAGAAACAGTAATAACAGTTAAGTTGTCATCTGCTTCGTTATCGTTACCGGATCCGGTATCACCAGTTTTATCTCTTGACGCAGCATTTGTCGAAAAGTTTGAATTCTTATTAATAGCATTTGAAATTGCATAAGTCAATCTTTTTGTGGTTGACATAGCAGGAGTTCCTGTACCAGCAGATGCTCCAATTCCAAAAGTGTTTGCACTTGGAGTTGTAACATCCCATGCTTGAGCAGAATCTGCTACAAAATCCACAGCTGTGGATCCATTTTTAGCAATAAGTCTAACAATGGTTCGTCCACTAACTACATTCGCAGGGACTGCACTTGTCAAGTCAATTGTAGATGTAGCTGTTGTAGTTGTAGCAGCACCAGCAACAAGGTAAATGTACTTACCACTCGACCCATCAGTATCCAACAGCGAATTATCAATAGCAGTTGTTGTGACTTTTCCAGAAACACTCATGATGTCTTCCTGAGCATTTGAAGAAAACGATGCAACATTGCTAGGGTCAGATCCTAAATATCCATCACCATCGCCATGAACCAAGTCAACGTCTGTATCAGTTCCATCTGAAAATGCTTCCAGACAAATTGACTCAACTGTTGTTACAACGCCAAAAACTGATTGGTCAACCTTGCAAATAAAAGAATCATTGTTAGCACTTTCCAAATCTCCAATTGGATCATTAGCTGCAACTGCTTTAGATTTCAAGTCAACCTTTGAGCTCCCAAAGTCAACAACAACATCTGTGATTACCTTGTGACCTTCTCTGTGTTGAGTAGCAGATACGATAGCATCCTTCATAACAGCAGATGTCCCAACATCTACAGTTTTACCGAGCTTCTCGGCTTCGAACAGGCGTCTCCTGTCTAATCTTCTCATAGTCATATTAACGCCCTCCCTTAAATGTCTGACGGAACTTCAAATCCGTGAAGATAGATCAAAAATTTACCAGCTGTCATTGGATCATTATTTCCACCACCAGCATTTGTTAAGAACAAGTAGTGCTCAGAGCCTGCGGATTGCAATGTAGTTGAGTCGTTAATTGCAAAACTAGTATCTTCTCCAATTGTTCCAAGGTCAGCGATTCTTTCGGTAGCTGTATTATCTTGAACTTCCTCAGTTGCTTTTGTGGCTACGTTCATTTGAGTGTGACCACCGGTTGGAGCTTCCATGCAGATTGCTCTGATTTCTGTAATGTGTCCATACTTCGCAGTAGTAAGACGAGTGATTGCAGATGCTGTCGCGCTTTTACCTACAACTCCATCGTCACCACCACCACCTAAAATACCGCTAGCATGAAGATCAATAGCGATCTCTGTGATAATTTCGGCGCCGTTTCTGTGTTGAGTAGCAGATACGATAGCATCTCTTATACCAGCGCTTGCTTCCAAGTCAACTGTTTTTCCAAGTTTTTCTGTTTCAAAAAGTCTCTTACGACTAAATCTTCTATTTCCCATAATAATTTCTCCTATATTATGTTATTGCAATAACTTGTTCAAATCTTCGAGTTCCATACCAGCCACTTCGGTATTGGACTCTTCAAGGGCAGTGGCCTCGCCCAAGGAGGAGATGTTCAAGTTCCTAATAAGTAGTCTCAAATAAAACAAAAAACCCCATCACCGAAGTGACAGGGTTGATTGCCTTCAACTAATCAGAGATTAGCTAGCAGAGTATTCTCCACCAAGAAGATCACGGCAGATAACCAAACCGTACATATCAGGACGAACCATTTTCTTCGCATAGCGAGTCATGACACCCTTTCTAGGTACGAAGTCTTCTGTACCGAAGATCGTTGGTGTAGTTTGCAGTGGCACGTATGGTGCGTACACGTATCCAGACTCCAAGAATGAAGATCCAATACGAGCAACCAAAAGAACGTTACGTGGGAAGTAAGGATCAACGATAACGTCAAACTTACGATTCAAAGAACCAACCTTTGTAGCGCCAATGTCGCCACGGTCAGCGTCAGCAGTAACGTTTGCACGGAAACCAGCGGTAAACTCAAGAATGTTAGCAACTTCAGGAGAGCAAACAACGTGAGTAGCGCCACCACGCAAAGTCTTTCTGTGGATTTGAGCAGAAACATCATTGATAGTTTCAATCAAAGTCTCATACCATTCAGAAACAGTACCAGTGAAGTCAGGAGCAGCAGATTGTGCACCAAGTTCAGCACCGGTTTCTCTGTTTACAAACAAACCAGGAGAGCGAGACCAGTAGTAAGTAGCAGCAGTTGCACCGTTTACAAGGTCAGCAAGGATCTCACGATCGATTTCAAGAGCGATTTGCTCAGACAAGATAGAAGTCAATTCAACTTCAGCATCAATGTTGTGGTAAGCATTCAAGTCTTGACCCAATTCAGGAGTCCACTTTGCTTTCAACTTTTTGGTTTGAGCTGTGATTGCGATTGAATCAACCTTGATGTCGATCTCTGGAATTGCACTTTCATTTTCCAAAGCATAGTTTGTTGCTGTACTTTGAACAGACCCAACAGCACCACCGGCAGGGATGTTATCTCCAATTGGGAATGTCATTTGAGCAGCAGTTAAACCTGCGTCCAAGTTGGCAGCTGCTTGCACAGAAGCATTTGCAGTAGGAATTGTGAATACAAATCTGATAGAGTCGCTGTTTGCATCTGCAGGTGTATTGAAAGCATCCGCAGCTTTTACTCGTGCACTAAGTCGACGAATTTGAACAGCAGTGTCTGCCGTAACGTTGGTAATAGCAGTATTAACACCAGCCGCTCCAATTTGGAATGCAGAAAGATTGTTAAAGTCTGCAGGTCCGTCATTTGAAACAATGTTTGCTGGGTCGACATCCAAAACGATAACTTTCTGAGTACTATCAGTAATAGCCAAAAGATCTGGATCGTATTGAATTCTCTTTTTATTTGCATCACTGACGTTGCCATCAAGTGTAAAAATCAAAGCCATGTTTTCAGCTGAACTTCCAGCCAAAACAGCTGACAAACTTCCACTTGGAGAAGAGTAAGCATAACCAACAGAACCATCACGACCAGGACCAGAGAAACCAGCTTTTGAAGTAGAATTAACCAAGTCTACACCACCAGTGACAGCAGAACCAACCTGATCAGTACCGTAGATAGACTTATCAGAAGCATTACCCATACGTGGGAATACACCTGCTCCACCACCAGCATTTGGTGAAAATTTAAAATCAAGGAAGAAGATCAGACCAGATGGCAATGACATCGGTTGAACACTTACAAGATCGTTAGCAATCAATCCGGCGAATACACGACGAACGATTGGGAAAGCTACAGCAGCAAAACCTTCAACGTCACCAGCAGACATAGATGAAGCTTCCTTCAACAATGACTTAGCTTGGTTCTCGAGAAGAACGGCCATAGTAGATTTTTGAGACTCGTTAAGTCCCTCAAGAAGACCAGTTTGGGTCCACTTGTTCAAAAGAGCAGCGCCTTCTTGTTGCAAGTTGCGATTGACGATGCCTTCTGTCAAAGTTTCGATAATAGACATTTTTAAACTCCTTAATAATTATTTAATGCCCGCAAGCTTTTGCATTTTCTCCATAAATGGATCTTTGCTTTGCTTGCTTTCGTTAATGTTTTGTCTTGAATTCAGCATAGAACTTAAGTTCGATCTTCTGTTGACTGACTCGCTAAGTGATTGTGGACCATTTTTGCTGTTAGGCGTCGATCCCACTGTAGCTCTGAGTGTCTCATGAAGATTTTTAGCTTCCTTCGGAGACTCCGCATTCGAGAT